ACAGGGGTTAAAAATCCCACAATTGTAGTCATATGATTTTCTTGATTGTCTCTATGAAACTCAGTGTAAGATTCATTATTTTTAGCGCCTAAATGAATTCTATCAATTGAATTAGGTAATGTGTAATTATATTTTTCAAAAAAATTTTTATTTATTGTTTCAAATAAAGAAACAAAATAACCATCCCAAAATTGATCATAAATTATATTATTATCTCTAATCGAAAACCCTGGAAAAGTTCCATAATCTTGACCAGGTAAAGAGCTTCTTGCTAAATTCCAATTATTTGTATTTATAAGTCTTGTATACAAATTAAATAAATCCTTATCTAACATTACATTATCTACGTGTTTCATTTTTTCTTTCTTAATTTATCTATAAGTTTTTTGTCATCAACTTCAAAAGGTTTATTTAATCTTTTTAAAACTGCATCATCTTTGTGGTGAGTAAAATATCCGTTTTTATCTACGTAATGTAAAAACAATTGTGCAAGTGCCTCTCCTTTATAAGAGCCAGGTCTAGAGTGTTTATCTTCTACTCCCAAATATATTAAACCTTGACCAGGTTCTATTTCAATTTTTTTATTATTTATAACCATGGGCCAATTTTTTGTTTTATAAATATTTACAGTTACACTAATTTCACAAGAAGGCCTATCTCTATGCCCTTTTAAAATAGACCCATAAGGATACCATCTCCAATAAGCATAAGTAGGATATAACTCTAATCCGGTTTCTTTTTCCATTAAAGTAAGTTTAGATTCTAAAATAACTTGCATCAAGTCATCTCTTCTATAATCAAGACAGTACGGAGCTACTGAAATATCAAAATTTAAAATAGCTGCAGAAGACAAATCTTTTAATCTATTTAAAGCATATAAACGAAGTAAATTTAATTCTTCTTCGGTTAAAAAATTTTTTATTAATTTATATCTAAAATCTTTTCTTATGAGAGCCATGCTACAATACTATACCTTTTTCCTTTTGTAAGAGGTTCTATTTTGTGGGGGTAGAAAAAATTTGAAGGCCACATTACCACACTTCCTGTTTTAAGAGACACTCTTTTAGTTTCTTTAAGAAATTGATCTGCAAAAACTAAATCTCCTCCTTCATAATTTTCATTTAAATTTATAATTATACTTAAAATTCTGTAATCTAAATCTGAAGAATCAGTGTGATAATTATATTGACCTCCAACATCATATTTTAATAAATCTATTTGTTGTATAGAGTTTGTGTACATTTGTGGAAATCTATGTTTGTAGTGTGTGTAAAAATTTTTAATTTGATTATTTATTAATTGAAAATAAATTCTATCTCCTATGTTTGTATCTCTTAAAATGTGTCCTTTTACTTTTCTATATTCTTGATTTCCATCTGCAGTGACTAAATTATTTTTACAAACCTTGTCAGAATAATTCATAACCATTTGACAAAATTTTTTGTCAACAAAATTATTCAGTATCATTATTCCATCTTCTATTTTCATTTTTTTCTATATTATCTTTATAATTGCTTGTCTAGTTCCAAACATTAAATATTTGTATTTAACTTTGTGTTTTTTAACAAATTTTTTCCATGCCATAAACTCACCATGTCGCCATCCAATATAGCTATGATATTGATCAAAAAGAATTATACTTCCTTTAACAAATCTTCTAGGCCCTAGAATTTCTAAAACTTCCATTGTTGATTCAAAGGTATCACAATCCATATGTATAAAAGAAATTTTTCTATCATTTTTTAATAAAAATTTTGGAAGGGTATGTTTAAACCATCCTTTGATTAATTTTACGTTTTTATTAACAACAGGTAATTTTCCTTTTAAATCAAATTCGCCTTTACAAAAATATCCACCAAACCAATCTTCTTGAAACCCTTCAAAACTATCAAAACCATAAAATGTTTTTTCAGGCAAAGCTTTTGAATAGTAGTTTATGCTTTGTCCCTTATAGACACCAAATTCTAAATATAAACCATTACCTTTTATATTTTTCAAAACCACACTTGCCCAACCACCGTCAGCTATGATGGTTTTTTTTATAAATTGTTTTATGTATTTGGCTGAATCTTTTGCTGCCTCTTCATAAAGAATATCAAAAGCTTCTCTATTTACTAAAGTTCTACTTCTCATTTTAAGGTTTCAAATAATTAGACTTTATAACTAAAGGTCTATATCTTTCAATTATTTTATAATTAATATCTACAGTACCTGGTTGTTTTCTAGAATCAAGTAAATATAATCCACAACTCATAAGCTGTGGGTGATTCAAAGGAGCCCCTGAATTAATAACAACATCAAATTTTATATCCTTAAAATCTGTTTGTATTAAGTTAATTTTACTATTAAATTTTTTGTTTATTTTTTCGAGAAAATCGTTGTATAAATCGTTAATAAATAATTGTTCTAAAGTGTCATAATTAAAACACGGAATATTTATTTTGTTCAAAAAAACAGATAAAATTCCAAAACCACACCCATTGTCAATTATTTTTTTATTTTTAAAAAAGTCATAGTTTTTCAATATATAATCTAAAACTGCATATAGTGGTGGATAAAGTAGACAATCAAAATAAAGGACATCCTTTTTACTTATACTATCTTGCTCCCATCTTCTTAAATATAAACCTTGATTAGTGAAGTAATTATTAGATCTTTCTCCTACGTGCTCAACGTACAAATCTGATACTTGTCGGAGCCATTTTTTATCAAAAGTATCTTTAAGCAAATTGAAATTAATTTCTTTATACATTTTTATTGTAAATATTTTAGAAAATATCACAAATAGGATTATTTAAAAACACATAAAAAAATGATATAATTCAACCATGCCATTAACAAATGTACAAATACAGCCTGGTTTTAATAAACAAGTCACTGAAGTAGGAGCTGAAGGTCAGTGGACTGATGGTGATAATGTTAGATTTAGATATGGTCTTCCAGAAAAAATTGGTGGATGGCAAGAGATTTTAAGTGACACAATCATCGGAGCTGCAAGAGAACAATTTTCATGGGCAGATTTAGATGGTAGAAGATATGATGCAATAGGCACTAACAAAGTTTTAGTAATTTACTACGAGGGTTCTTTTTATGATATAACACCTTTAGTGACTGCTTTAACAGGTTGCACATTTAGTACAGTAAATCTTTCAGCAGTAGTTACAGTAAACAAAGCAGCACATTCCTTAGAACCAGGAGATTTATTTACTTTTACATCAGTAACTCCTCCTACAGGAGCAGGTTATGTTGACACTGATTTTACAACAAATACTTTTGAAGTGACTAGCGTTCCTAGCACTGATACTTTCACTATAACAATGGCGAGTAATGCTTCTACTACAGTTAATAATAGTGGATCAGCATCTGTAAACCCATATGTAAAACCAGGATCTTTAGCACAAACTTATGGTTTTGGTTGGGGCACAGGAGGTTGGAGCGGTGCTCAACAAGTATTTGGAACTCTTAATGGTGCATTATTAGATGACAACAATGGTACTGGTGGAACTGGTACTTCAATAACTTTAAATGATACAACTAATTTTCCTACAACTGGAGTCATACAAGTTGGAACAGAATTTATTTCTTACACAGGTATATCCTCAAATGATTTAACTGGTATTACAAGAGATGTTGGTGGCACAAGATCTGCACACGCAGACGGTTCAGGTGTAGAGTTTTTTACTGCATGGGGCGAAGCATCTTTATCTCAAACTCTAACAGTAGATCCTGCATCATGGTCATTAGATAATTTTGGACAACAATTAATTGCAACAGTAAAAAATGGTAAGTCTTTTTCTTGGAACCCAATTGCTGAAGATACTAACGCTTTAACAACTAGAGCAACAATTATATCCGGTGCTCCGACTGCATCAGTTATGAGTTTGGTATCTGATAGAGATAGACATTTATTTATGTTAGGGACAGAAACTACAGTTGGTTCTCCTGGTTCTCAAGATAAATTATTCATTAGATTTTCAGATCAAGAGACCATTACAAATTACACAGCTACATCAGTGAACACAGCAGGGTCTTTTAGATTAGATTCAGGTACAAAAATTGTTGGAGCAGTAAAAGGTAAAGATTATACTTTTGTATTGACTGATACTTCTGCATATGTAATTCAATTTGTTGGTCCACCCTTTACATTTAGTGTGAGACAAGTTGGATCAAACTGTGGTGCAATTGGACAACATTCTATTAAGTATGTAAACGGTGCTGTATATTGGATTGGAGAATCAGGAGGCTTTTTTGTTTATGATGGTACTGTAAAAGCTTTACCATGTTTGGTAGAAGATTTTATATTCAAAACTACAGGAGATAACTTAGGTATAAATTATGATGCTAGTGAAGAAGTGTACGCAGGATT